CTAGGTTACCTGAAATTGAATTAGTAAATCGGCTAAATGATAATTCAACTTCCCTTGCAGTGGCGGACAGCCTTTGGAGCATCGTTGTTGTTTCATTGATACCTTCATTGAGTACTCTTACAACTAAACTTGCATCATCCATGTATTATTCCTTATTGTCCTCGCGCCATTTCGCTATTGTTATATCCATCGCTCGCACTGCATCAATCTCCCATGCCGATAGCTTATATCCAGTTACTTCCTGATAGTCCAAGATTGCGCGCCACGTAATTTTCGCGCCAGAAAAGCCTTGCTCCAATCCACTCCGTAAATCCCAAAACATTTGCCATAAATATTCAAGTCCGTCTGGAACCTTCACCGAATCAAGCCGCTCATCATGCCCACGTCCTTGCCGTTCTCGCGCTTCCAATTGCTCCCGCAAAGAAGTTTCGTCGTCCTTTGCAGGAACATTCAGGTCGCAATACGCCCTAACCGCTTCGCATAGTGCAGTTAGGGCTTCGGAAAATAATTCTTCCTAGTAGTGATGAAATTACCAACGAACGTTGCTAAATACGGCAGCTTAAGATACTTTTCTTTTGCCGCTTCCTGAGAGAATTTCACTTCGCTCCCATCATCCTCTTCCGCGCCTTTCCATCCAGTGGTACAGCGCGCAAAAAGCTCACATAAGTCTTCTTGCCGCAAGTTATTGATACCACGTGCCTTGTTACGTGAGAGAATCTCTTCAAGGCAAGATTGATACACCTTTGAGTCTGCACCAAGCAAAGTAAGAATAAGCCCAGAAGGCTCTCCAGTAATCGGATCAGGTACCTCTGCGTCAACGCCTTTTTCAGCAAGTGTCTGCGAATCGAACCGTGAAAACTTCATTTTCCCTCCTGTATAGCCTTATGCCAATTTCCACCAGCGCCAGTTAATGAGGCCGCTTGTGGGGTCCTTCTCAACCTGGAACGGGATATTCTGAATAACGTCCGTTTCGCTCTTCTGGAATTGCGCATCAGTGATAAAAACCCGTGGAATATCAAGCGCATAGCCAGTTGTGCCGCTAGAATCCATAAACCTTAAGCCAAGCGCAAAACGTGTTTCAGCGGCATATTTCGTCCAGAAAGAAGAGGATTCAACGTAGAGGCTAAGGTTTCCGGTCAGATTGGAACGCCCGTATGAAATGCCTGTTGCTTCATCAAGGCCAATAGAGAACTGAGGGCTTCTCTGATTTGCCATCGCAACATTAAGTTGCGTGATTGTTGCGACAGGAGCACCATCTACCACTACTACGCTATCAGTTGCGCGAATCGGCAACGTTGTTGAAGGATCGGTATAAGAACCTGCGTACTTCGTACCCGAAGGGCCTAGAATCTTTTTGGCAATAAAATCAAAGTTGCAGGTTACAATCCCATCGGTTGCCATTGAAAGCGTCATTCCGTTGGCGACACAGCCAAGCGCCTCGAAGTAGAACGGAATATCAAGCTGCGCATCTTCAAAAGCGAGAGATTTTTCGGTTGAGCCAGTTATCAGATATCCCATCCGCTGCACTGTTATTCCAGCCTGTGACGTTGCCGCGGTAAGCAGAGACGCACCAGTTTCAGGGTCTTTTGCTTCGCCAAAGGTAAGCATGTTGTCAGTGCGAGCGGTTACCTTGAAGAATCCATTGTTCGCAGTATATCCACTAGCGAATCCAGAAACCTTGACATAATCGCCAACGGAAATCAGCGAAGCACCTGCCCCGCCAATACCTGTAGCCGCCATCGTGTTCGTTGTTTCAGCGACGACAGTAACGGAAAGCGCGGAGATTGCAGTTCCTGCCAAAACCCATGAGTTCATGCACGCCGAAGCGATAAAGTCCTCAAAGGTTCCGTATGACAGCTCGCCATTCGCCCGGAATGTGTTGGTTTTATTGCCAAGTCTGCCAGGCGCTACTGAGCGGTCGCCAACCGCTTGCTGGCTCTGCAGATTACTTCGCCTCTGCTCTAGTCCAGACGACAGAAGAAGCCTTGTCTTTTTGAAAACAGTTCCAGAAGGAACGCCTAACGATGATTCGGTGACGTATGAAGGCTGCC